TCAACCAATCCAGGATATGCACAGATAGGTGATGAAATTATCAAGTATACAAGTTCTGCAAGTGGAACTCTCAGTGGAATAACTAGAGGATCTAATGCAAGAGCTTATGCTGTAGGAACTCCTATTACAAAATATGAACTCGGTGGAATATCTCTTAGGAGAATTAATAGAAGTCATTTATTGGATGATGTTACAGTATCTAATCCAATAACATTTGATTCTTATAATGTAAAATTAGATCTAGGTGAACAGGGTATTGGTAGAAGCACTTCTGAAAGTTTCAGAAAACTTTATATCAATAGTTCTAAAACCACTGGTGGTGCTAATGTTCATGCGACTCAAAATATGCCGTATGAAATTATTTCTCCAATGATTCAGAATACTACTGTTTCTGGAACAAATATTAGTGCATCTATAAGATCAACATCAGGAACCAGTATTAATAATGGTTCTGGTCAAGGAACAGATTTATCCTTTATTAATCAAGGAGACGAATCTGTTACTTTAAATAAAACTAATTATCTTGATTCCCCTAGAATTATTGCTTCTAGGATTAATGAAACATCTCAAGCAGGGATGGAAAATCTAATTGGTAATAGATCATTTGCTATGGAATTGACATTACAAACAAGTGATTCTCGTTTATCACCTGTTATTGATGGACAAAGAATGTCTGCATGTTTGACTACTAATAGGATTGATACACCTGTTTCAAATTATCTAACTGATAATAGAGTTAACAGTCTTAAGGATGATCCTACATCATGTCAATATGTTTCTAAAGAAAATACTTTAGAAAATTCTGCGACCTCTGTTAAGATTATTCTATCTGCACACATTAATGAATACTCTGACATTAGAGCATTTTATGCTATTAGTGAAACAGAGAATTTTGAACCAATATTTACTGCATTCCCAGGATTTGATAATTTAAATGATCGTGGTCAAATTATTTCTCTTGATAAGAGTAGTGGAAGACCAGATTCTTTAACAACTAAATCTGATGTTAGTGGTTTCTTATCTAAAGATTTGGTATATAAAGAACTTACTTTCTCTGTCAATGATTTGCCATCATTTAAATCATTTAGAATTAAGTTAGATCTAACTTCATCCAATCAGGCTTATGTTCCTAGAATAAAGGAACTAAGAGTTATCGCTCTTGCTTAATATGAATAAAGATCATGTTAAAGTAAAGGATCATAGCAATTTAGTTAGAGATCCTTCTACAAATTGTATTATTAATACGAGTCAGTCTGAATATGATCAGTATTTGGCTCGTCGTAAACAAAAGAGAAGTGAGCATGAAAGGGTTGATATTATGGAACAAGATCTTAGTGATCTTAAAGGTGAAATTGGTGAAATCAAATCTTTACTTAAAGAGTTAGTCAATGGCAAGTAATAAAGTTATTTTTGATCCTGATGCAGGAGTTGCATTTCCTGTAAATCTAACACTCAATACGGGTGCAGATTTTAGTGCATCTTTTGAAGTAGTTAATACTGCAAATACTGGTTATAACTTTTCTACTACAAATTCTCTTGGAGTTAATACTACAAGTGGATGGACAGGATCTTCTCAGATAAGGAAAAGCATCTCAATTGGATCTGGTACTACTGCTGATGCTACTTTTTCAGTGGGTATTGATACCACTGCTTCTGTTGGTTATGGATTTACGATTTCATTAGGTTCAACTGATACAAGAAGTTTAAGTCAGGGAAGATACATGTATGATGTTCTGGTTAGTTCTGGAGCAACCATCTACAGAATTGTTGATGGAATGATCTATGTGAGACCTGGTATCTCATCTGCACTATAAATATTTTAGGAGAATAATACTTAAATGGCTCAACCATCTAATCGAACAGAACTTATAGATTACTGTAAAAGGCAGTTAGGTGCTCCAGTATTGGAGATTAACATAGCTGATGAACAGGTAGAAGATTTGGTGGATGATGCTGTTCAGTATTTCCAAGAAAGACATTTTGATGGTGTATATCCTGCACTGTTTAAATATAAAATAACACAAGATGATATTGATAGAGGAACCTCTCAACCAGGTAAGGAAGGTTCTGTAGGTATAACAACAGAAACTGCTACACAAAGTTTTGATGGTGCAACTCAATCATTTACATGGAATGAGAATGGTAATTATTTAAAAGTACCAGATAATATTATTGGAATTACAAAAATATTTCACTATGATGGATCAAATGCCATATCAAGTGGTATGTTCAGTATTAAATATCAAATGTTTTTGAATGATATTTATTACATGGGTGCATCAGAAGTCCTATCTTATGCAATGACTAAAACATATCTGGCTGATTTGGATTTTCTACTAACAACTCAAAAACAAATAAGATTTAATAAAAGACAAGAAAGATTATATTTGGATATTGATTGGAATACTATAAACAAAGATGATTATGTTATAGTAGATTGTTTTTCAACTTTAGACCCAAGTGATTATGGTAAGGTCTGGAATGATTCTTTCTTAAAGAAATATCTTACTGCAACTATGAAAAGACAGTGGGGTCAAAATTTAATTAAATTTGCTGGAGTTAAATTACCAGGTGGAATAGAATTAAATGGTAGACAAATTTATGATGATGCTGAAAAAGATTTAGAAATAATCAGAGATCAAATGTCCAATACTTATGAACTTCCTCCTCTAGACATGATAGGGTAGTTTCATGGTACTTAATCCCTATTTTACTCAAGGCACCACTTCAGAGCAAAATCTTGTTCAGGATTTGATTAATGAACAACTGAAGACTTATGGTGTTGAAATATTTTATTTACCTAGAAAGTTTGCAACTGAGAAATCTGTAATTAGAGAAGTTGTTCAATCTAAATTTGATTTAGCCTTACCATTAGAAGCATATGTAGATAACTACGATCAATATTCTGGTGCAGGAAATATCCTATCAAAATTTGGTATTCAATCTCAAGATGAGGTTAGGTTAGTTATATCAAGAGAAAGATTTGAAACTTATATTACACCTCTAATAGAAGATCAAGCTAATATTAAACTATCTACTAGACCCAAATCAGGTGACTTAATATGGTTCCCACTTGATGATCGTGTTTACGAAATCAAAGATATTGAGTATGCAAAACCATATTATCAACTCCAAGATTTATATACTTATGAACTTACTTGTGAACTCTTCCGTTACGAAGATGAGGTCATTGATACTGGAATTGATGATATTGATGATAACCTAGTTGGAGACGATCCTGATGGTACTACAGACGATGGTATCAATACTATACAAGGAACCACCACAACTCTTACAATGGTTGGAACTGCTGCTCAAGCAACTGCTGCAACTGGAATAGTAAATGGTGGTATTCAATGGATTCATATACAGAATAGAGGTGGTGGATACATTTATGCACCTTCTATTGGAATTGGATCTGCACCTGCTGGAGGATTAACTGGTATAGCAACAGCACACATGCTTGGTGGAATTGTTGTATGTACAGATAGTGCTAATCCTAAAGCACAAGTTGTTCAAGATGTTCGTCTAATCAATCCAGGCTATGGATATACTTCTGGACCAGGTATTACATTTACTGGTGGTGGAGATGGTGTTTGTGTATCTGCTGCTGCTACTGCTAGAGCAGAGAATGGAACAATTGGTATAATTACAATGACCTCTGGTGGTTCTGGATATACCACATCACCAACCATTACGTTTACTGGAGTATCAACAGTTAGTGCAGCTGCTACAGCAGTTGTAAGTGCTGCAGGATCAATTTCTGCTATTCATATCACTAACTCTGGTGCTGGTTATACTGTTGCACCTACAATTAGTATTGCTGCTCCAGGTACTTCAAGTACTGGTAACTTTAGTTTCAATGAATTAGTTACTGGAGGAACTAGCGGTACTACTGCACGGGTAAGAACATGGGATGGTAACACTAATATCCTTGAACTTGCTTCGGTTGATGGAACATTTACTCTTGGAGAAACCCTAACAGGTTCAGTATCAGGTGCTACTCGTGACATAAGAATTATAGATACTGTACCAGATAATGAAGAATATGCGGATAATTTCAATATTGAAACTGCTGCAGACGAGATTTTGGACTTCTCTGAACAGAATCCATTTGGACAACCCTAAATAATATATCAGGTCTATCACTATGTTTGAATATTTTTATAACGAGATCTTCAGAAAAACAATCATTGCTTTCGGAACCCTTTTTAATGGGATGGAAATAAAGCAAGAAGGTTCTGTGACTAGAGTTCCTTTGGCTTATGGGCCAATGCAAAAATTTCTTGCAAGGATTGAGCAATCTCCAGATCTTAACAAACCAACGGCAATTACCTTGCCAAGAATGTCTTTTGAATTTACAGGACTTACTTATGATTCATCAAGAAAGGTAACTACTACTCAGCAGTTTACTGTTAAAGATCCTACTGACGGTAAGATAGTTAAGAAAGCATATATGCCCGTTCCTTATAGTATGCAATTTGAACTTAGCATCATGTGTAAGTTAAATGATGATGCTCTTCAGATTGTAGAACAAATACTTCCATATTTTCAACCAGCATATAATTTATCAGTTAAACTTGTAGAGACTATTAAAGAAAAAAGAGATATTCCTATAATATTAGAAAGTGTGACAATGGATGATCAGTATGAAGGTGATTTCACTACTCGTAGAGTTTTGCTTTATACTTTAAGATTTAGTGCTAAGACATACCTCTTTGGTCCTGTTTCTACTGCTACATCAGATATCATTAAGAAAACATCTGTTCGTTATCTTTCTGGTGGTGTGAAGAGTACTGATAGAGATGTTACTTATTCTGTTACACCAAGAGCGATTAAGAGTTATAAAGGAGAAGTTATTAGTAACTTAGCTTCTGATATTGATTTAACTCAAACAAGTATTAACCTTACATCTGGCGGTGGAAGTTCTGTGGTTCTTAAGAAGTACATTGTTATTGATAGTGAAGAAATGCTTGTAACTGCAAAGAGTGGTGATACCATTACTGTAGAAAGAGGATCTGATAATACTACTGCTGCATCTCATTTAACAGGAGCAGAAATTAAGAGTATTGATTATGGTACTGCAGCATCTGGTCTTGGTGAAGATAGTGATCTAATTGAATTTGGTGATGACTTTGGATTTGATGGTTCTTATGAATCGGGTGTAGGTTGATGAAAATGACTAATTTAAATGATACTTTTAATATAACACCAACTGAAGTTGAAGTAGATCAGACTGAAGTTAAAGAACCTGTTGGAATACAAAAACCTGATAGGTTAACTAAAGGTGATATTGAAAAGGACTATGAGTATACTCGTGGTAATCTTTACAGTATTATAGAGAAGGGTCAGGAAGCAATTAATGGTATTCTTGAACTTGCACAGGACAGTGAGATGCCAAGGGCATATGAGGTCGCAGGACAGTTGATTAAGAGTGTCTCTGATGCCACTGATAAACTGATGGATCTTCAGAAGAAATTAAAAGT